GTTGATTCAATCGGTTATACCCCGAAATGGTTATCGGTTTATATCCACCTTCTGCAAACTGGTCAGCTAATTCATGCGCTATGGCTTGATACATTGTCTTTAATGTGTCCATTAAAGGCCCCACTACCGATGTTATCGCCTGCCCTAATTGCGCTAATGCTGTCCCCGACATCTCAAATCTTATATCTCCAAATGCTATGCTCGGTAACCCACCCTGCATCTTCTCCTGCTCAACCATTGCCTGCATCGGCCCCGTATCAGGCGGCATCATCTTGGGATATAAAAGCTCTACGCTGGAATCATTGGGTATTGATAAGGTCGCCCCTGCCCTGAAAGGGTCGCTTTCTATTGTCATCCGCCCATCGGGTGATTTAATCAGAATCGGCTGCTTCCGCCCAATGTTCACTATGTCTAGCCGCCAGCTATTAAGTTTGTTGCTTACTAAATAAACATCTCGCAATGAGGCATAAACGCTTTCCCCCATATATTTGATGCTATCTGTTACATTCGCTATCGGCGGTGTGCCCGCAACCGGTAACAGTATTATCGGTAAATGCTCCTTCCCATGCTTATATGGCTTCTTTAACCATTTCTCACCCTCCGCCAGGATAACCCCATTCTTTTCATGATCCCAGACATCCCAGAACCCTATAAGCTTGTCTGTCTCAACCTTAACCCCAAACTCATCCTCTACGGCATCTTCATATTCATACCGTCTGTGCGCAATCCAATCCAATGTGCCATTGCTCATCCCATACACTACTTGCCGAGGGTCTAAAGGCATTACCTCCACAAGTGTCTCCCCCAACCTCTTGGTTTTATAAACCAATATCCTTACACACATCCATCCCCGCATTACTCCATGAAACGATAACACCCCCTGCAAATTCGGATAGTGCATTAAGGCCAGCTTATTATCATTCTGGTATAGCGCCCATCTGATGTATTCCTCAACGGTCTCGCTCTTTTCATCTTCCTTTCCCCCCCCATGCCGTATGTTTATTTCTACTTTAGCCCGCCGGCCTAAATCGATTATTTTGTTAGCTAATGTCTGAGGCGCATTCGAGCAATATGACTCATATCCCTTTTCTACCGTATATGGGTTCTTCAAAAGATATAACGAGTTATCCACATCCATCCGTGTCCATAACGGTTGTAATCGAGTCTCAACTTGCTTAATCTTTTGAATTACTTTGTCAATATCCCAGTCCATGGCTCACCAATATTTAACCTTTATTTTTGCCCGCTCCTTTATTGTCTCAGGCGTGAAATCACTTAAAAGATACCGCTCACAATTATGCACAAGGATGCCATTCGCATAGTATTCAGGGACTAGCTCTACTGAAAAATTGTAGACTGAGGCTTTACCGCTAGACTTTACGCCTAAGCACCGCACCACACTGTCGGGAACAAGTCTTTGACCTTGCATATTTGTTGATAGCGAACTCTCGTCCACAAACTGGGCAAATCCTGACCTCGTTATCTTTCCCAATAACATATCGGTGAGCAGCTTTACAGGCAGAGGAACAGAATTTACTATGAGATGGCTCAATCGTCCGATATTCTCGTCCACAATGGAGACAAACTTTTTCAACTGGTACTTTATCTCGCCATTGCTGCTTACTTCGTTCGCTAAGTCTTGCTTTACCCTCCAACGTTGCTGCCCATAATTTCCAGCGAGCAAGGGCAAGAGGGCGTATCCGTGCCAGGTGTTCAAGGTCGTAGACATGACCCTGCATATGGTCTGACATATGTTTACCATTGCCCTTACACTCGAAGTTAGATAACTCATTATGCGAAGAGTCCCCATCTTTATGATGTATAGTGCATCCTGAAGGAATCGAACCATACACATCTTCCCACATAACACGATGGAGAAAACCCTTACTTGACCTGAAATAGACCCTATCCGTCCTGCGCCTGGATTGGGGATAACGGTGATATTTCGTTCCCTCATAGACGACTGTTTCTCTTTCCATGTCTCTATTATATCATTATATCGCAGAGAAGCCAATGGAATAAAGCCCCTATCTTTGACGCGGATAGGATGGTCAGGGGTGCCTGTTAGAGAAATACCATTTGAGAACGTAACCGTAACTATATCTCTATATCCTGTCCTAGCAGACACCAGGACTTTGTGGTATTTTTGACGAGTAAGCACCATATCCCCAGCCTTAATGGTCTCGATTGGTTTGTCACCTTTATCAGTTTTTATCATCGTGCCCGCAACTAAACACGCCATTAGATGAAACCGTTGCTCATTCTCTATCTTATCCTTGAGACCATCACTTGACTTGCCATAAGCAAAGCTCAACTTCTCCCTCAAGTAACCCCTGAGGTCATTGAAAACATACACTTTGTTGAGCCGATGTAATGCCTGCACCTGCAATATCTGATAACCCTTGTCCTGACTATGCTTCGGCTCGCTTATCGGCCAGCCCTGTGCTGCATACCCCTGCCGTATCTCAGCCTCCTGGTGGCTGCCCCCTACCCGCTTGATTACATTGTAGCCCTCGGTAATTCGCTTGAACGCCTGCACATGGTCGTAAATGCCATAACCGCTACCTGGTAAATACTCAGCGAATAGATAATAGTTTCCAGTATCAATGTCTTGTGCATAGAATAAAGCTGCTGGATTAGCAGAGTTACCAGTGAAATAGACTGTGCCCTTGCGTCTAGCAAGCCAGGTGCTGTTAGGGGTAGTAGGACACCATACTACTCCTTCATAATGGACCAGCGATTGCTTAGCCTTTCCAATGTGCATACGATTCCGAGTATAAAGAGACAAAAGCCACCTGGAATACTTACCTTTTTTGTCTTGACATAGATAACTCCGTATGCCAGAGAGAGAACAAGCCATCTGAAAAGTATCAAGCCGTTCCTTATCCCGTTGGCAGATTGACCTGCCTGCCCTTTTATGCCCTCTCCCCCACCTACCCCAACCATCACCCCTGATACTGGTATCTATAAAAAGACGCATCTGTTCCCCGGTCAACGAAGCAATGAACGAGGGTTTGACAGTCTTGCCATCAGTAACAGCAAGAATACGCTCTGCTCCATTCAGGTTAATAGCAAAGTGACATCCCGTGCCCTGGTTTGGTTGCCTCAGACGCTTCGGTCTTTCCAGCCAGCCAGCGGGTGCTCGCTCACGTCCGTTGCGTGTCTGCGTCAAAGGTTTACCATATTCAGCTCTTAAACAGGCACGGATTAGGCTAGCGTTTTCCCCTTCATTCTGCCAGATAGAAACTCCACCTGCGTCTATCTGTCCTTCAGTCCAAAACCAAGCTATCAATTCCACAAAACTGTCTCGGTAGACGGGGGTTTTAGGTGAGTTGAAGCATGGTGCAGCGCAAGCAACCCTATCAGAATCTTTGAGTGTTCCAGTCGTGCCAAAAACTCTTTTACCTGACCGCTTAATAACAGGCCACCTATGATTTGTAGTCGTCAAGGAATTATGACCTCTTTGTTCTATCAACCGCATTTCAACAGGACCAGTATAACGGTTCATTTTTAATATTGGTTGCCACTCGGATAATCCTGTTTCGGGGCTATATGTTAATGCTTCATCACCTTCAACCACCTGACTGTGTTTTTGCCATCCCCTCTTAGTAAGAATTTCCGTCTCCTCATCTACGCAACCGAAGTCATGCCCGCTATGCACCAGCCACCGCTTAGGTATCTCAAACCTGGGTATCAGGCAAGCCTTCTCATCGAATGCCGAATAGACCAGCCCCTCTAAGCCCGCCCATTGACCAAGCACATATCGCTGATAGTATGCACCCTCGTAGGTATTGAGCCTGGCTAAGTAGTCTGGCGGTAACTCAGGATTCTCAAGCGAACTGGCTAGATATACCTCACCTTTGCGTTCCTCCCAGAATACCCGATGTAAATAATGGCTTGGCGGCCCAGGGTTCGTGGCTGCAAATAGCTGATGCGGAACATCGGGTAATCGCAATCTGCCCTGTAGCATGTTCCAATCATTCTCTTCGGTCTCAATGGCTTCATCAATACCACACCAGCCCAGGTTCAACGAACCGAGCTTGAGCGGATCGTCCAGCCCCCCGAATAATATCTGACTGCCATTGACAAGTTTCAGCAAACCTTCAGTCTTATTGTAGTCGCTTATTAGCTCTCGTGGACATACCAGGTCAAAAAAGGTCTTCAAGGTAGTCTGGCTGAGCGTGGCTCTCACCTTACGGCATAGCAGCCCATAGTTTCCAGGATAATCCAGAGA